GCTCTCAGCGCCGACCGTGCCAGAGGCCACAATTGCCACGCTCTGCCGCAGCGACGTGATGTCGGTGTTCGCCCCACTTGCCGCCGCGCCGAGGGCGCTGCGCGCGCTGGAAGCCGTGGTTGAACCTGTGCCGCCGTTGACAACCGCAACGACGCCGGTGACGTTGGACGCGGTGCCGGTGGTATTGCCGTTGAAAGTCACGCCCGACCCGATGGTGCCACCGGTGATGGCGACCGCGTTGGCGTTCTGGAGCGCCATCGACCCAACTGTAGCGATGTTGTCCACCGACCAGATCAAAGCGTCAGCCGAATCAGCCAGCACAACCTTGTACGAGGTGCCGGTGGTGTACCAGATGTTGGCCTCGCCGCGGGAGTCCAAGATCACCGGGTTGGTGTTGGCCACCGTGCCAGCGCCGGTCGTATAGGTCGCCAGCGGCGTGGTCGTGCCAGCGGCGTAGGTGTAGACCCTGCCGCCGACCAACGGCGCGCCAGAAGCGTCCAGAAATTGCGTTTTGGGCGAGGGAGAAAGGACGGCCATTTAGTAGCTCCCATCTGAGCTTATGTTGTTGGTCACGGTGAGCGCGACCGAAGGAACGGACGGGTAGAACCCAGAGGCGGCAAATGTCTGCAACTGAACACCCGTGCTGTCAGCCGCCCACATCAGTTCAAAATAATCTCCGGCGTTCATTTCTAGCAAAAAAGTCTTTGTAACGACAGCCGCAAAATCAAGAACCTTGGTTCGCACCTGGCTGGTGCTGGCAGTCACGTCCGTGCCGTTCTTGCGGAGCCACACCCACAGCAGTTGATCTGTCAACGCAGTGGTGTTGACCTGAACGGAAAACTGGATGTTGTAGGTGGCCAGCGTGTCAGCGTAGATGCGCGATGTTGGCGTGCCAATGGTAATGCCTTGGCTTGTCCGCGTCGTGTTGAACGTCATGGCGTAGGCAGTGTTGATGGCCGCTGCCGTCTGCGTGGTGGTGTCGTAGAATGATCCGTAGCGGTGGCGGGGCAACTGCGGCGTGTACGACGGTGACACGGACAGGTTCTGGATTTCGGTCTGCAAGACCGCCGCCAGCGACGTAGCATCAGCGTCGGGGCCAAGCTGCAAGTCTTGCAGCGTGAAGTCGTTCTGCCCGCTGCCGGTCAACCGGAATAGGCTTTCAAAAAACCTGTACCATTCGCGTGTGACCAGTCCGGTTGCCGGATCAGCCAACTGCACGCGCGGCGGCGTAAGGTTGGTGATATTGACGGCGTTAGGCATTGGTGCCGCTTATCATCAATTCGGCGTCGATGATGACCATCTTGACCGGGTCGGTGCCTGACAACTCATACACGCGGTCGCGCAGTTTCATTGTCATGCCTAGGCGGCGCCAGATGGCGCGCTGACCGTATTCGCCGATTCTGCCGATGGATCGCCAATGTTCGTTCGACCATGTGTGACCGCCGTCGTCCGACCAGCGCAGCATGACCTCCGGGTCGGCGCCTTGCACGCGCGTTATGCTATCTGAAACCGCGTCAATGTAGTTGCCTGATTCTGTAATGATAAGATTGTCGTTTTCAGTCAGCAGCAATTCAGAGAAAACGTCGAACGGAGCATAGCCAGACAGGCCCACGCCGGACTCGAACATGATTTGGAGGCTGTGCTGCGCCGTGCGCTTCAGGTTGTTCTGGCCGGTCGGCAGCGCCCGCCACGACCGCAGCCACTTCTGCGGCGTGCCGTTGTCGGCGTAGGTCGTCAAGTCAAAAGTGTAGATGTTGGCGTTCAGGTGATCGCCAATGATGATGTTGCCAAGGAAGTTGCACTGGTTGTCGCCGCGGTGGCGCGAGAACAAGCCTTGGCTAAAATAGGCCCGCTCGTGCCAGACACCGGTGGCGACATCCAGCACCCACGTCGTGTTGCCGGTCGGAAAATTCAGGACGTAGAAGGCGTGGCCGTCCTGCTGGTAGGTATAAGCCACCGCATCGGACATATTGCTGTACTGCTGGATTTGCCACTCGACCGCGTGCGTGGACACGCGCTGGCCGACGTAGCCGTTTGCCCGGTAGACGATACCTTGGCCGCGCGCGTCAGCGCCCAGCCAGAACACGCCGTTGTCCACCTTGGCGATGGAGTAGGGCGCGACGCAGCCGATTTCGTTAAACGCGCCTTGGATGCGGGCCAGCGGAAAGTCTGCCGTGCCGGCATTGTACCAAACTTCGGTGCTGTCTGTGCCGAACACCCAGACTTCGCGGTGATCGACAATCAGCCCGACGATGCCGTCTGGCGATCCTTCGGCGCTGACAAAATCCAGCGGGTCGATCTGCGTGCCATCGAGCAAGCTGGTGACGTACAACCGCTGGCTGTTGGGCGGGTTGAACACAAAGTAGCCGTCGAGATAGCCGACCGTTACCGCGCCGGGGAAGTCAGGGTCGGTGACTTTCACAAACGTGTTGGTGGATTCGGTGTAGACGAAGGCGTCTGGGTTGCACGCGAAGATGATCTGGTCGCCGTTGTCGGCGATGGACACCGGCCCGGTGCCATTGACCGCCCCCAGCAAAACCGGCGTGCCGGTCAGCGAGGACAGTTTGTAGACCTCGTTGCCCGACACGACGAAGAAGTCAGAGCCTTGCGTCTGGTGCGCCCACAGCCCGCGGATCGGCCCGGTGCCAACGGCCTGCTGTAGCTTCAGCCCAGGCGCGCGGTTGAGGAACGCAGGCATCTGCCCACCCTCTGGCACAACCTCTGGAAAGAGGTTGACCATGCGCGCGTCCGCAGCGTTGATGCTGCGGGCGACATAGCTTGAGCCGAGGATGGGCGACTTCATACCGGTTATGCGATCCAGGGCAGCGGCGGGCTTACGACAGGCGGGTTAATCTGCCCAGCGATCTGTTGAGCAACATTGGCTTCGTAGGCGGCAACCGGTTCATTACCCAGCGCGCTCTTGACCCAACCAACCACTTGATCTTGCGTCAGATCATCGTAGGGCGTGAACGGGGCGTCAGGGTCAACCGTTACACTGACAGAACCATATGCGCTGCCGGTGTGGGCGCCATCCGTGCCGGTCAGCGTCCAGTGGACGGTGAAGACCACATCGGTCTTGCCGTCACGTTCAGGGTAAGCGTCCATCTGGACAACGGCCCAAGTGTTGGTAATCATGCTTTAATTCCCTTAGTGAAGGTTAACCCACGCGCCGGCGGCAAACACTTGCAACTTGTCGGTCGTCACGTTGTATATAATCAGACCTTCTTGCGTTGCACCACCGATAGCGTCGCGTTGCGCGGTAGACATCCGCGGCGGCAGAAAGCCTTTCGTCGTTGATGAAACGTCCAGTAGGGCAGAGACATCGGGGCTGAGCGTCCCAATTCCGACGCTGCCTGTAGCGTCGATACGCATTCGTTCGCTGTTGGCAGTGTAAAATTGAATGATCCCGCCTGTGCCAGAAAGTTGTCCAAGGCTTAGGTTGGCATTGTTGACGGTAGTGAAAAGCCGCCCGTTGCCAAGATTGTCTACATCAAGAGTCAGTGGCCCTGCGCTGTTGGCTGCGTTGTTAAATGAAATTTGTCCACCTTCAGAGCCATCGCCACGAGCGGTTATGTTCCCGGTCGTCAGTACACCGTTGACATCAAGTTTAGATGCGGGGCTGCTTGTCCCGATCCCGACGTTGCCCGCGCTGTTGATACGCATACGTTCAATGCTACTCGTTCTCGTAACCACAGCGCCAGCGCCGTCAGCAGAAATGGTAATGCTGCCAGTGCCTTTGTTTACGAGGTCTAGGTTGCCATTGACGCCGGGGCTACGTAAAAAACTAACATCTTCAGTAACACCACTTTCTGGATCGGCGCCGCCGACTCTGGTGTAAAGAAGCAAGCCTGTCTCGACGACAGCGGCAGTAATGCGGGCGATGCCGATTGAAACAAGGTTGGTGTTTACACCTGTGCCTTGAAAGTTTGCGCCTCCGTTTACATCCAAAGTGTAGACGGGATTGTTTGTCCCAATCCCCACTTTGCCGGTGCTGTCAATACGCATAGCCTCCGCGCCGCCTTCGCTGAACGCAATGGTGTCAGCGCCAGGCGACCACATACCGGTGTTGAGGTCACCGGTGAAGGTGTACGACGGCGCGGAAACTGAGCCGCGGCCAACGGCGATGTACGGTATGGTGTTTGCGTTCAGAATATTGTTGATCGCCGTGCGCTTGGTGACACCGCTCTGCACAACCGGTATTTCCTCAGTGCCAGCCAGCGGGACTGTAACTGCGGGAAGCTGAGAGATTTTGACGTTAGCCATCGTCAGTAGTTCCCTGCGAAGATGTTGAACCGCTGACGGGTCGCCACGATGCTGTACGGCATGGACATGATGTCGTCAGGGTTGTTGATGCGCTTGAGGTTGCGCTTGCTGGTCATGGCGATCCGCTGCACTTGCGGGCTTGGTTCGACGCCAAACTCCGGCGCCATCTCGCAGGCCAGATTGTAGCGGAACGCCCGCAAATAGCCTGGCGGAAACGTCAGTTCGGTCGCCAGCAGCGCAGGCTTGGTCAGTTCTTCAACAGAGATGAAGTGCCACTCCAGCGCGCGCGTGGGCCGCGGGTAGATGTACATCTCAATGTCGGGGAACGTGTTGTTGACGAAGATCACTTGGGGGAACGTCGAGGTCACGGTCTTGACCGCAATCCCGTTGTACTGTTGCTGGTTGATGAATTTAATGCCGTAGCTGATGCCGGTGCTGGCGTCGCGGAAGTAGGTGCTGTCGTCCAGCAGCACAGGGCGGTTGCCGACGAAGTTGCCGGTCGGCCCCAGCGTGCGCGACAGCAGGCCCGCGGGCCATGTGAACACCTGATCCTGCGTAGAGAACACCGACAGGCGCTCTGTGTTCCAGCTATCAATCATCTGGTTCATGGCGGCCAGCGCGTCTTGCGACGTTTCGGCTGACGGCGTTTCACCTTCGGCCAAGACACCCAAAAGCCGCAGTGACCCGTTGATGATGTCGCCGGCGCTGGTCATTGGTCAGTCTTCCTGCTTTGCGCGGATGCGTCCGCGCCGCTTTGGTGCCGCCATCTCGTTGACGATCTCATCCTCGTCATCGTCCATCACCACAGATGACGTGACCACATCATAGCGTTCCCAGCCATCCATTGCATCCAAAATCGCTTCCTCATTGGAGATCGCAACCTTGGCGCCGTGCGTCGGGTGAACCATGTAAATGACGGACATAAGAAATCCTTAAAATGGGCGGCCCGAAGGCCGCCCACTTCGTTAGGCGCAGTGGATCAGCGCAAAGTTGATCACGACCGCTTCCGACAGCGAACCCGACGTCATGTTCCGCAGCGTGACAACAGCCGAACCCGTTGTCATGCTTGAGATATACGTCGTGTAAGCAGCCGCAGTTCCGCCTGCCGAAATATTGACAATCAGAACGTCGTTGGTCGAAATCAGGTTGTTGTTCAGCGTAAATGATTCAGCGGTGTTGCCGGCAAGAGCCGCACCGTTCATGGTGATGCGACCAGCCGACGTGTTCAGCGTTACTGCCGTGCTTTTGCTCGTCGCTTGCGTAACGGTGCCTTGTGCGGCGGCGGTGTAGCCAAGCTGTTCGTCAGACAAAATAAACTCAGCGCCGATGATGTCTTGGTCAAGGAAGGCAACACCGATTGCTTTGGTATTCGCCATTATCTATCTCCTGAAAAGGTAGCCCCGGCCCGAAAGCCGGGGCTAACCAATTACGCTACGCGGTACAGCGTCCAAGCGCCGGTGTCCGACTTGCGGGCAAGCATAGCCGCGCCGGTCGTGACCGGGATGGTCATCGTCAGCGAACCCGACACAGTCCAACCGGTGCCAGCGGCGATAACCGCAGTACCGGACGACGTGCCGAGGTTGACCACGCGGAACATGAAGGACGTGCCGACCTTGTCCGAGTTGGACAGAGTGGCTTCCAGCAGCGCCACGGTCGGCAGCGTGTAGGTCTGCGTGGTGGTAACACCGCTGTTGGCCAAGATCACGCCGTTCACCACCTGAGCGGGGGTAAGCGTAGCAGCCGCCGTGATGGAAACCGGAAGCGGGATCGCGTCGATGAGCGGTTCTGCCAGGTTGCCGTCGCCGACCTGATAACCACCGCC